TGGTTTACATTCGGTAGTCTTGGTTGATCCAGAACAATCAGATGTGGATGCTGTAGTTAGATTTTGTCAATACAGCGATCAATTATTCAATGTTTATGTCTATACACCAAATATGGAAAATAAAGATTGGCTATCTCAAGCGGTAGATGCCAGCGATACTGTAATTGTAAACACTAGGACCAACAAATATAATGATCTTGGTTTACTTACTAAAACTTACTATTATGGTCCACAAAATTTTGTAGAAAATCAAAAAAAGCTAGCGGATCCGTTACACTATTTTGCAGCAAAACACTACGCTGATAAATAATTCTATGAATGAAAAGTCCAAAGTTCAGGGCAATTTAGTAATTGTTACCAACGACAATGTAGAAAAAGCCTTGCGTAAATTTAAAAAGAAAGTGGCAGAGTCTGGCTTGCTACAGGAATTGCGTGAACGTGAAACTTATGAAAAGCCTACTACACGTAGAAAAAAAGCACACAATGCTGCTGTACGTCGTTGGCGCAAACGTCTGTCAGATGAACAATTACCAAAAAAATTGTTCTAACCTGAAAAAATATCATATAATTATGTATAAATAATTGTGTAAGGTGCCTCGGGCCTTGCACTTAACTTGCTTATTAAAGGAGAATAATATGAGCACAATCATTGGTATTGATCTTGGTACCACCAATAGCTGCGTAGCAGTTGTCGAAAACGGAACCCCAAAAGTTATTGAAAATTCAGAAGGTGCTAGAACTACACCCAGCGTGGTTGCATACACCTCCGACGAAATTCTTGTTGGTGCGTCAGCCAAGCGCCAAGCTGTAACAAATCCTAGAAACACTATCTATGCTGCCAAAAGACTGATTGGACGTAAGTTCAAGGAACAGGCAGTGCAAAAAGACATCGACCTCATGCCCTACACCATCATGGAAAGCAAGAATGGTGATGCATGGGTAAGTGCCAACGGCAAAGAACTGGCACCTCCACAAATCTCTGCAGAAGTTCTTCGCAAGATGAAAAAAACTGCAGAGGATTACCTTGGTTACGAAGTTACTCAAGCAGTAATTACCGTGCCAGCATATTTTAATGACAGCCAGCGTCAGGCAACAAAAGATGCAGGTGCGATTGCAGGCCTAGAAGTTCTGCGTATTATCAATGAGCCGACCGCAGCGGCGTTGGCTTACGGAGTAGACAAAAATGAAAAGAAGGATCGTAAGATTGCTGTTTATGATCTTGGTGGTGGTACCTTTGATATATCTATTATCGACATCGCTAATGTGGATGGTGATAAACAATTCGAAGTACTTTCCACTAACGGGGATACATTCCTAGGCGGTGAAGACTTTGATCAACGATTAATGGATTATCTTATCACTGAGTTCAAGAAAGAAAGTGGCGTAGATCTAGCTAAAGATGTAATGGCACTACAACGTCTGAAAGAAGCAGCAGAACGGACTAAAATTGAACTATCAAATAACAGTCAAACAGATGTTAACTTACCTTATATCACTGCTGATGCTACAGGTCCTAAACATTTGAATATTAAAATTACTCGAGCCAAATTTGAAAGCCTAGTTGAAGATTTAATTCAGCGTTCAATTGAACCTTGTAGGGTAGCTATGCGTGATGCTGGTGTAACAGCCGCGGATATCGATGAAGTTATTCTTGTAGGTGGCCAAACTCGTATGCCTAAAGTACAGGAGGCAGTTGAACAATTATTCGGTCGGGCACCTCGCAGAGATGTCAACCCAGATGAAGCAGTAGCAGTTGGAGCAGCAGTTCAAGGTGCTGTACTAGGTGGCGATCGTAAAGATGTATTATTACTTGATGTTACTCCATTAAGCCTTGGTATTGAAACAATGGGCGGAGTGATGACTAAATTAATTACTAAAAACACTACCATTCCAACTAAAAATAGTCAAACATTCTCAACTGCTGAAGATAACCAACCTGCGGTTACTATTAAAGTATATCAAGGTGAAAGAGAACTTGTACAGCACAACAAACTACTAGGCGAATTCAATCTAGAAGGTATTGACCCTGCACCTAGAGGTATGCCACAGATTGAAGTTACACTAGATGTTGATGCTAACGGTATTCTCAAAGTAAGTGCCAAAGACAAAAAGACTGGTAAAGAAAATAAGATTACCATTAAGAGCGATTCCGGTTTAAGTAAAGAACAGATTGAGGAGATGATTCGTGATGCTGAAGCTAATGCTGATGCAGATAAGAAGCAACGCGAATTAATTGAATCTCGTAACCAAGCGGATTCGGTCATACATAAAGTTCGCACCGATCTTAAAGAAGTTGAGAGCAAACTTTCAGAGGATCAGACAAAGGCTATACAAGACGCTATCGCTAAATTAGAAGAAGCAGTAGCAGGCACAGATCAAGAAACAATCACTACAGCAATGTCAGAATTGTTTGTAGCCTCAAATGTTTTAAATGAAGTAAAACAGCAGTCAACCGCTACCGAATCAGAACAGCCAAAGGCCGATGATACAGTGATTGATGCTGAATTTACAGAAAAGAAGTAAAGAATATGCGGCCTAGATGCCGAAAGGGTCTAGGCTCATATATGTCATAACTTGCTTAATGAAAGGAGAAAATATTATGACAACATATACAATTAGTACTTTTGATTTACCTACCCTACATCGTCATGCCGTAGGATTTGATAAATTGTTTAACGAACTAGGCCGTACATTTGCTAACAGTAAGGCTGAAAATTATCCTCCACACAACATTGTACGTATTGACGAAAATCATTATGCTATTCAATTGGCCGTGGCTGGGTTTAGTCAAGATGAGCTAGACATCGAATACAAAGAAAATGTCTTGACCATCAAGGGTGAACAAAAACAAAAAGATGAGTATGAATATCTACACAGAGGTATAAGTGCTAGAAACTTCACTCGTCACTTTACTCTAGCTGATAATGTAGAAGTCAAAGGTGCAACAGTAATTAATGGCATTTTGGCAATCAGCTTGGAACACATTGTTCCAGAAGAGCAAAAAGCACAAAAAATTGCCATCACATTTGCAAAGTAATGCAATAAGTAGTATAATAACAGTAGGGGAATTCTTCCCCTACTTTAACCTACAAGATTATGAGCAAAACAGACATTGTAGTAAAACCAAAGATTCAAACTAAAACTAACATTCAACCACCAAGCTTGTATAATGTAATATATCTCAACGATAGTGTTACAACAATGGAATTTGTTATTGAAACACTTAAGAACATATTTCATCATTCAGAAGAAACAGCACAACAAATTACTCTTAAGATTCACGAAGAAGGTTCAAGTGTAGTAAGCACTTTACCATACGAAATTGCAGAACAAAAAGGTGTTGAGGCAACACTACTGGCTCGCACCAATGGTTTTCCTCTCAACGTAAAATTAGAACCAGCTAATTAAATTTGATGTTACATCCTCAAGAAAACGCTGAAAAGTACATGCAAGTAGTAAGTGATGAGTTTTTTGATTGCATTTCTAGTGAATCTAATGTCTTAGAAATAGGTCCATTTGGTGGTTGGTTTTCAGATGTAATTTTAAGTAAAAATCCTAAAAATTTATTTTTAGTAGAACCAAGTCTAGATGCAACTAATCAGTTATTGAAAAAATTTCAAGGACAAAATAACATTCAAATAATTAACAAAGATATTTTTGATTGCATAGAATTTTTTGTTGACAAACAAATAGATGTAGTTGTGATTTTTGGTGTGCTATATCATCTAGCAAGTCCTTTTGATGTACTTGAAAAAATTGCTAATTATATTAAACCTAATTTTATATGTTTAGACAATTGTTCAGGTAATTCACAAGATATTTTAATAAACGACAAACAAGTTAATCAACCAGGTAATAGACAAAGCAAATTAAGGACAGTAGGATTAAGTTTAACTATTCCTGATAAAGTTTTAAAAGTAGCACTTAAAAATTTAGGATACAATACAATTCATCATAGGTATATGAAAGAATTTGATGTTCAAACAAAACAAGCAACCCATATAGTAAAATTTCAACATGATCTTCAATAAAATTAGAGAACTTAAGGACAAAGGACTTAAGATTGGAATTACTTTTTCGACTTTTGATTTATTTCATGCCGGACATGTGGCAATGCTGGCAGAGGCTAAGAATCACTGCGATTATCTTATCGCCGGGCTACAGACAGACCCCACAATTGACCGTCCGGATACAAAGAATAGACCCGTTCAAAGTATCGTGGAAAGGCAGATACAATTGGCAGCATGCCGCTATGTGGATGAAGTGGTTGTATACCAAACTGAGCAAGATCTAATTGACATCATCTTGACTTTACCAATTGATGTACGTATACTAGGAGTCGAGTATGCGGATAAAGATTTTACTGGTATGGAAGAAGGTTACGCAAGAAACATCCAGCTAGTTTTTAACAGTCGTGACCACTCATTTAGTTCAAGCAGTCTGCGACGCAGAGTGGCAGCGGCTGAAGCTGACCGAGCATTAAGGAGTTAATAATGGATGTAATGTTAGATTTAGAAACATTAAGTACCAGACCTTGGTCGGTAATTCTTACTCTAGGCGCAGTTAAATTTAGTCCATGGGATTCAGATGTTGATCAAGGACAGGGTTTATATCTTAAACCAGATGTTGATGAACAACTAGCAATGGATCGACATGTTCAAGATGAAACTGTAACATGGTGGGGTACACAAACCGAAGA